AAAGGCGATCATTAAATGTATTTGTTTCATCATATTCTATTTTATAATGATTGTCTATTCTAAATTCTTCCTTTGATAAACGATTTCCTATTTGTAGAATTGGATTATTTTTTACAATTTCATTTATATAATTTAATATATATTCTTGCGACACAATTTCACCAATATCAACATAGGCAACAATTGAAAATGGATTACCTTTATCATTCTGAAATATTTTGGATATATAATTTAATTCCATTTTGAAATGGATATATTTTATATTTTTTTAATCTTAACGTCTAAATACTATATAGACACAATGTATAATATAATTAAAAATGTTCCTCTTTTTCCTTTTGTGTTTAGTAAAAGTAAATGGATATTCAAAAATTTTTAATAATTGGTTTTGTATCGGAATTAAAAACGAAATTGATTTTACAAAACCATACAGCATTAATATCGGGGATCTTCCATTGGTGGTATGGAAGAATTCGGCAAACCAACTAGTGTCAACTGTCAACATATGTAAACACATGGGATCAAAACTAGACAAGGGAACAATTACAAATGGTTGTTTAAAATGTCCATATCACGGATTAGAAATGTCATATGAAGATCGATTTGGTCAAACAATAGAACACGAAGGTAAGATTTTTTGGTCATATAAATCTTTAGGAACACCATTTAAAATTCCTTTTTACAATAATCCAAATTATGTAAAATCGCACCTCACGTTTGATATGGAAACATCTTTGCGAGACTCTGCTTTAAATACTATGGATATAAGACATCCAGAATTTGTGCATAAAACAGGATTTGGTAGTTCAACCTTACCTAATAATATAAAACAATATAAATATAATGATTTTAGGTTTGGTTTATCATTTGATTATACACCAAATAAACTGATGCAACAGATGACCGGTCAAATAACAAACAATTATAATATGTTTATATACCCAAATACTCTGTGGAATCGTGTATCTGTTAAAGACAAGCATTTAATTATATCTGTGAATTTATTGCCACTTGGTATTAAAAAAACAAGGTGGTATATTACATTATTACATAATTATTGTAAAACAGATATGGAAATACATATGATGAAAATGTTCGCGTCGGGTATATTAATACAAGATTATAATCAATTAAGCAACCAACATATAGAAGATGCCTTAAAAAAGGAAATAGTGTTTAATTATAAATATAAAAACGAAGAAGTATTACATTGGCTAAACGATAAATTTCAAGAATACGAGTATCCAGATACTAAAATGTGCGCCGAATTATATCGTGACTTTAAAACCTAATTTGAGGTTTATGTATAAGTTATTGTAATGTCAAAACTTCCGACCCCCATTTCACTTTTAAACAAAGCTGTATTTGATGTGAATGAAATTGTAGTATTATTTACAACTTGTATAATCATATCGGAGCTCATAAGGTTATTGTTCAAAGTAAATATACTTGTAGAAGTAACAACAGGATTACCTGTATATAATTCTGATGGAAATACCAAATCAAAACTTATTATAGTGAATTCATTGATATAACCGTTGGAATTTGATGAATAAATATTAGTCGTCATAAATGCAAAATCAGTGGAATTTAAATTTGTTGTTGAGCCAATTTGTGTATATGTTACATTAATTCCATTTGGAAAACTAACATTACTAATATTAGTTATAGTGGGTGTAATTTGGTCAACTATAGCACCTGTATTTCCCGTGTCTCCAGTACTTCCTGTACTTCCGGTATCACCGGTCCCACCGGTAGATCCTGTACTTCCGGTACCAGCACTTTCAGTATATCCTGTACTTCCTGTAGAACCAGTAGAACCAGTAGAACCAGTGGGTAAAAGAGGTTTACCACTACTTCCAGTAGATCCAGAAGATCCAGTACTTCCGGTATCACCTGTTACACCAATACTTCCATTGCTTGTAATTTCGTTACTCTCATTTAAAAAATGATTCACACTTGAACTATTTCTCCAAAATTGATTTTCTATTCTTCCATTTACATTTGCATTTGGCTGATCAAGTGGATAAATAAATTTCCCACAACCAGATTTGCATACCATAGAACGTCTTAACTTTGCTCTCCTCGCAAATGTAGATGTTGAACCTACTCCTGATCCAGAAACATATTTTGTATTTACATCTGCTGGAATACCCGTAATTAATCCAATGGGTTGGTTTGCGCGGACACCCCCTGCGTGACTCGTCTGATATCTTAATCTTGAATTACTGTAATTTAACATATATTATGTTTTTTTTAAATTCTCCAAAAGCGCATAGAATTGTTTCACTTTATGATTTATCTTTATCTTACTCAGATCATATGAAGATAAAAATAATCCTTCTAGACTTTTCACTCTTGACAAAGCGACATATGATTGACCACACTCGAAAATTCCACTTCCAATATCTATTTCCGCCATATCTAAGGTTGCTCCTTGAGATTTATGAATCGATATCGCCCACGAATGAATTAATGGAATCTGAGATATGGACACACCTTTTATTTTATCGCTTTCCCAAATATGAGGCACCATTGTACGCTGTATCCCATTGTGAAACAATACTACTGGATACTCACCTGCAAAAGATTTCACTATACCTTGACTTCCATTACACAGCTCCAATTCCTTTAGTTCATTCTGTATATTGACAATACACATCACATTTGCACCTACTTTAAGCACCAAATTTTCTTCACATATTAACCCTTTCTTCAAATTTTCGCATTCCATCTCCACTTCTCTCGCGTCTCTCTGGGTATCCTTAAATACTTTTAACTTAAACAGAACCGGATCTCCACCTAGATTGTTCATTTCCGAATTATTTATAGAATCAACCTTGGCCTTTGTCGGATAAAGCTTTGTAGGTGTTGCGGGTAGATCTTCGTAACTCAGTCCGACCCTTGCGCGCAAGATCGCGTCGGCACCTCGTTTGACAATTCCCTGCCGAATCTGCTTTAATATTTTTGCATATTTTTCGTCTTTTTGGCGAAAAATATGGGTGAGTTCAATTTGGTTCTGAAAAACATTTGCCCACTCATCACTTTCAAAACAAAAGGATTGTGACTCTATATCATCACCAACGGGTGGTAACTGGTAAAAATCTCCGGAGAAAATCACTTGAATGCCTCCAAACGGCCGTGAATCCTCGCGAATATGTGACGCAATAATATTCAATAAGGAAAATAGCTTCATCGACATCATACTAACCTCGTCAACAACAAGTATTTCAATTGTTTTCCAGGTTGATTTTAAAAATCGATTGGATTTTATTTTCGCGATTGTTTCAGCTACGGGTTTGTTTCCTAAACCAATTCCGGCCCACGAATGTATAGTTCTCGCATTGCAATTGAGGCGAACCGCCGCACAGCCAGTAGTAGCAGTAACCATTATATTTCGCTTATTTCTCAACGCATCTTCGTAGATAACACGCAAAAGCTCTGATTTACCCACTCCACCAGGCCCAGTAATGAAAATATTTTCTCCGAGCAAATATTTATCAAATATAAAACACTGTTCGTCAGTAAATTCCATTTTTATATTTGATAAAAATAATTATTTTTTCAATTTAATTATATCGTTTTCTTCCAGTTTTTCTCTTAGGTTTTCTTGCTTTCCTGAATTTAGTTCTATACTTCCCCCAACCAAATATACCCCTTTTTTTTGTTTTTGATTTACTATTGGGTGGGAGTTGGAATTTACGCAAAGAGTTAAGATTATTTTGCTCTCGTTCTTTCTGTGATTTTTCTTCTTCGGTTATTACTGACTTTAAACGTTCTCTTTCTTGCCTTTCATCATGTTCTCTTTTAAATCTGGCTCTTTCTTCAAGAATACGTTCTTCAGCTTTAACCAAAGCATTACTTAATCCTTCATCTTGTAGCAACATTGGAAATTTGTCTGATATTTCTTTTCCAAGTCTCCAATATTCATCTTGTTCGTGCGGATTTGTCGATAACTCCTCGTGTTTTTTATAGTATGCATACTCATCAATAAGGGTATTCAGTCTTGGTTTTATTTGATTTTTTAATATGTCAATCCTTCTTTTTGTGTCTTGTTGTGCATCCCACAATTGGTCTTTTGCGACTTTATTTTTGGCCATATCTATTTGTTTACCGATTTCTTCGTACTCTTTTTCTAGTTTTCTAGATCTTTAAGTTCTTTGTAAGGATCCATATATATATATATATATTAAAATAATCCTGAATACTTTTGTCAACCAATGTAAACATTTTGACTTTTACGTCTTATCGACTAATTTATATTAATATTGTTCTTACCAAAAATGATTTGATTATATTTTAAAAATGTGGCTTATACTTTTTTATACTTTTTGTCATCCAAAGTAAACATTTGTATTTTTGGATTTTTTGAAAGATCGAAAAATGGGAATTTTATCATCAGGCGTTTTTTAATACTTTTTTGAAGTTCTTACTAATATGGTAAGGATTGAAAAAAATATTTTTTTTGGATTCTCGGTTGAGAATATTGAAATTGGACATTTTAAAATGTCCATTTTTGAAAAATCGATTTGAGAATCTGAAAAGACAAAATCCGGAACTATTTTAATGTTTTCATAAAATCATTCATATTTTTAGTTCCCATACTTGAGTTACAGTGTTGGCAGATAGGTTTTAAATTAGAAACAATTGTTTCTCCTCCACTCGCTTCTGAAATGATATGACCACAATTAAACGATATTTGGGTTATATCTGTACATTTACAACACAAACATTTAGTTTTACCGATTTCTTCACCAATATTAGTATTCCAAACCAACTTTTTTATGGCGGCAGATATCTTCTTTTTAGGTGTTTTTCCTTTTTGAGTTTGATTTCTTGGAGTTTCTGTAGCTTCAGTTGGATAAGCTCTTTGCAAACATTCTTCCGTATCCTTCAGATGCCTTTTTAAACGATAATTAGTCGGATCCACTGTTAACCTCGCTTTCAACATTGCTTGCTGATTCTCCAAAGCAAGTTTATTATCCTTTTTCCACTGTTCCATTTTTACTTACATATTTGTTTTAATTAAATTTCAATTTTACCCTTTAATTAACTTGCGTAATTCCGAAAAATTAATTTCCGGTAATTCTACATGACATTCCCAAAAATATTTACAAAAGGCCCACGAAAATGTACAATCGTCTACATACCATTCCTTTTTAAGTTTTTTCAAGATATCAGATGGGATTAAATGCAAGGAATTATTTGGAAGAACATAACACAATTGCTCCATTTGTGTAATTTTATTCCTTTTGGGACTCCAATATATTTTTTCAGTAGCACCAATATATTTAACAATGTCTTTGATAAGTGGTGGATAATTATGTTTATAACACCAATTCCAATCTGTACATCCAAATGTATAATACATTAAATTCCATTTTAATCCTTGGATATAATCATTCTCTATCTTGCGCGAATTATCGAATAAACTATCATAATAACGCAATTCCCACCCCTTTTTAAAAGGGTTTATGTGTTTTTCAACAGATCGATCGATACTTGGTGTATTTTCAAATTTACGAAATTTATTTTCCGGAGTGTTTTCAGGGTATTTATAATTACTTTTTCTTTCCCTCAGTGAAAATTCTTCTTGAATATATAATTCTTCCATCGAAGACAGAATTGTTATAAATTTTTTAAAACTATCCCAGAAAAAAATTACATTTTTGGAATTACGATTGATGACAACAATTTGTTCATAGGTCTCTTTGTAAGCAGATATGATTTTCTGTATTCCACCAGTTCTTATGTTTAAAGCTGGAAAATGGGGAAGAAAATCATTGCCCAACATAAAAGAAATAAATACATAATCGTGGATAATAGTTATATCATTTCCACCCATTTCCACCATAATTTGCTTTGATAGTTCAGAGATATTGATGGAATACTTTTCGTTTTCATCCAATGTTGGGTCAATTGTTTTTACATAATGTGGGGTTTCTCTGAATAAAAAAATATTTGGCACAATATCTAAATTCATCATACTAATCATAATCAGATCTGAATCAAGACCATAGATAAGATGTTTATCAGTTGGTTTAAACCCCCCTTCGGTATGATTTTTTCTTATCCAATCAAAAATTTTATGTTCACCCTCTCCATACTCATCCGATGTAGATATTACGACATTTTGAAAGTGCGATTTTAATTTTTCGGACAATAACTTCATAAATTCTGTACCGGGTGTTATTTTTGACGTATCCCAGTAATCACTTATCATATATTGTGTGTTTTTGAAAATAGATTTTTTTACCTTGTTTTGATAATATGATTTAAAACGTCTCTGTCTCTGTTGACTAAGTTTTGCAAATGGAGCAACTCCATCAAATGCTATTACTGTATGTCCAGGATTCAACATATTTATGCATTCTTCCAATTTTTGAATAGTTAACTCAATAATTTTATTATCAAAATCAGTTTCCTTTTCAAATTTAAAATGGTTTACTATGTCATAAATAATCGAGTTTGAATCTATATAAAAATATTCGGGGTTTGATGACAACACTTGTAATATTTTGTAGTTTTTTATGATTTGTGTGTAATAACTAGGAATGCCCATTTTTATAAATTATGTAAATATATTTAAATATATTTAAATATAAAAGATGCCTGAAGTTGATAGCAAAAGTATATTATCCCCATTTGTTTTGCCAATCGGAATCGTCATAGCTTCAGTATGTCAACAAAGCACTACATGCATACCATATCTCATTATGTTGATTTTTTTCACAGCAATTCGTATAGCTATTTTTAATAATATACTTGAATCGTCTCCTGAACTACAAACGCTATCAACAGATAGCTGTAAAACAAATATCCCCTTTTTCACCCAACCAGTTCACACGATAAGTATTTTTATTTCGACATATTCATTTGTTTATGCTTGTTTGCCTATGATTATACTACAGTATTTCAATACGACTATTTTCATATTAATGTTTTGTTTTTGTATAACAAATATAGGGGTTTTTTGGACTTGTTATACACCCATAACAAGAATGACAGATGTTATTTTAGGGATAGTTTTTGCTGTAGCAAGTATATTAATTCTTATGGCTTCCAACAAATTATTCAAGACTACAGATAATTTTTTATTTATCGGGAAAGCGAGTTCAAATGCAGAAACTTGCTCGGTTGCCCAAAACCAGAATTTTGTTTGTTCTGTCTATAAAAATGGTGAACTGGTAAACAGCTTTAACAAGAATTAGGTATTAAATTTTCGCCCATTTGCGCGAAGCCAGTTGTGAAATGATCTGGCAATCCCCTTGCGTTGCATTGTTTCACTCATAAGTTTTAGGCCATTATCTTTTGCTGTGTAATGTTTTGCAAACATTACATATTCGTGAGTAAGATTTTTAGTGTTGTAAATAGTTAATTCGGAGAATGGAAATTCCGGCTTTCTTTTTGATTTATTTACATGTTGGTGAAAATACCAAAAAAAATGTTGCATTTCTTCGCGTGTTTTGAAATTTAATGAACCTTGTTTTTGAAAAAATACTCGTGCATGACCACTACATATATTACAAGGAAGGTTTGTGCATATTGTGACTAAATTCAAGAATAATGAATTACGTACACTTTCAAACTCTTCTGGTTTGATTTTAGATAATAATGTATGGATAAAAATCCAACAAGCTGGACCCCATTCACCTATTCGAGTCATAGTATTGTTTCAGAAAAAAATATAAAGGGTATACCATATTTTCTAAATAAATGAATTATATAATCGAAGGTGGGTTTGATTTTAAGGCAGAACTTTTGAAGGAAGAAGGTGAACAAGAAAATGTATGTATGATAACCGGGGAACCTTACAATGGAATTTCTCTCACATGTGGTCATATCTTTAATACGACTCCTCTTTTTAAAGAGATTTTTAATCAAAAAGTGAATGCAACCTTTAAAGTAGATAGACCTTTAAAAGACAATGAGTATAAATGTCCATATTGCAGGAAAATTCAACAAACATTGCCATCACCTGAATCAAACCCCCAAATTTTTGGGGTAAATACAATGGATCGAGATTATGAGGTAGATTCAAAAATATGCCGTAATTTAGAAGATCTTAAGGCGTTTACCATAGGAGAATGTATTTTTCCAGATTGTAAAAAAAAATATGTATTACAATCAAAGCGGTTAAAGGGTTGTGTATGTTGTTTTCACATAAAAACAACAAGGACAGAATTAGCTAGACTCCAAAAGTTACACCAATATAAAATATTATATCCAAATGAATCACTTTCTTCCATCTTGGCAATGATGTCAAAAGATGAAAATCAATCGAGTCAATCAAATCAACCAAACCAAACAAAACCAGGTATGGCAACCCTCAAAACTTTAATTATAAATGAGTTAAAAAAAAAGGATTTGGAAGAAAAAGCAAAGGCAAAAGAAGAGGCCAAGAAAGCAAAGGCCGAAGCAAAAGAAGAAGCCAAGAAAGCAAAAGCCGAAGCAAATGCAAAGGCAAAAGAAGAAG